AACACATCAGCAGCAAAAAACTGACTGATGAGATTATGATGGTCTTCAAAATAAAATACTTGATAGTCATTCGACTTAGAGAAAATGCGAGAAAGTTTACGCTCAAACTTCCCCCTTGATGCAAAGTCAAAATGATACATTATCAGTACTTTCATCATATCAAGTGCTTAACCTCAAAATCCGTATCCCAATGGCTGTTCAAGTACTCTATCACAAGACGGCGATGACAGTGATGGGGTTTGTGTTCGCTACACAGCAAGCAGCTATTTTCAATCACTGATTTGTCAATACGCTCAATGTTTCTTTTCGCCATCAAGTTCAGGAAGTTACCTTCATAAACCTCCCATGAAACATTGCCCTTTTTATAGGGATCTAACATCTCCTTAGTCGGGGCAAGATCAGGCAAATGAACATAATCTACATTGCACAGTTCCTTTAGGAAGTACTTCAGATCATTCTTCTTAGCAAAGCCAGCAAGCTGAGAAACATTATTAAGACGTACATCAACTAATTTTTTGAGGTCAGGCTGAGATTTAATTAGGTTAAAGAACTTTTCAGCAGGTTTTTCTGTGAAGCCTATAGAAAATACTTTCATTATCAATCCTGTATTTTTATCAAAGCTGCTAAAAATTTGTAACATTCATCACGCTCGGTGAAAGGGGCCATGCTTAATGTAGCGTAACACTTACCAAAGGGATAGTCCCCTTCAGATTTTTGTCCATATTCGGAATAGATATTTGTATCTGTTATGGAAATTTTGTAGTTTATCGAATTATATCTAAATAACCCATGGAAACGTTTTCTACCATTATATGATGAAGTGCTTATACGAATAGTTAAATCTTCTAATTTTATAAAATAAAGACTGTTAGTCTGGGCAGTAATTAAAGCAGAAGGAAAACTATCATTAATACCATAACTTTCGTATGGATTGAACCAAAGCGAATGAGGCGTTTCAACAAATTGATCTAAATGACTAACAGGCATTCTTCCAACTTTTTTCCATTTGAATGCAGTGTCGATAAGTATGTTTTCGGCTTGAACAGGGTGGTTTGCGGCTCTCAATAGATGAATATCGACAATATCCAATACTTCAGGGATTCTGTAGTTTTGAAATTGTATTTCTCTTGTCGTAAGAGCGTCATTACCATCAGGCAGGCTATTACCTACAGGGCGAATCCATATAGGCTGCTGATTTTCATGCCATTTTCTTCCAGCGATACAGTAGTTACGACGTTTGGCTGAAGCTGCCAATAAAACTAATCTTGTACTTGTCATTGAATTTTCCTTTTCAAAAACACAATCAATAAGACAAATCTCAAAGAAAGTCAATAGAATCAATATGTTATGTTATAACATTAGGTTCTCTTATAGTGTCATATTAATCGGGAGTTTTCGCAGCGAATTATTATTTTTATATGTGAGCTAAAAATCACGTCCCGCCCCTCATAAATACTCATAGCTAACCTAAAAGGAAAAAACTATGAGTAACACACTTTCAATACGCTCTCTTGCCAGGCAGTACGGCTACGATGAATCCACTATCAGACAGTCGTGGATCGCTAAAGGCCTTGATATGTCATGGCCCGAAGCACAGATCCGCGAATGGGTAGTACAAGAGGTGCTACAACCATTAAGAGAAACAGATCTACGTGAACAGCTGGACCGCGAACGCCTTCGAAGGATGACGGCAGAAGCAACACAGGCAGAGTTAGAACTTGATAAGCAGCTTGGGTTAGTGGTTGATACTGCCTACCTTGAATCTTCGCTTTCAGAGTACTTCAGTCAGCTAAAGAACTACCTTCGAACAATTCCTCAGAAGCATTACTTAGAACTGTTTGAATCAGAGGACGCATTACAACTAAAACAAAAATTATCAGGCTTCATAGATGAAGTACTGAATGAAATTGGCAATCAAGAATATGAAATGCCAGAGGAAGAAAATGAACAGGGACAAGTTAATAAATATATTAAATCGAGCAGTGAAGAAGATTCAGCCACCGAAGAAGATGAAACCAAGTGAATGGTGTGAAGCCAATTTAACATTTCCAGATGGACCGATGGGTGGACAAAGTATCAGATTTTTTTCATTTCAACGGTCGTGCTTAGATATTATTATAGATCCAAAAATACGAAAAGTAGTACTTCAAAGTTCAGCTCAACTATTAAAAACAACAGTAATGTTAAATGCCGCTATGTATTTCATGGCAAATGATAACAGTAATATGGCGTTTGCTTCCAGTACTGGTAAAGAAGTAAAACTAATGAAAACGGGTAAGTTTGATAACGTTATTTCACGTAGCCCGATTTTGAAAAGCATTGTAACCGATAAGAATAATAAGAACTTCGCAAACAATGCCGATCAAACACAGATGATTGATGGAAACTTTCTGTACTGGCTTAACTTAAACGCGGCAAGTACTCTACGTGGTAAAACAATCAAGCGACTATTCCTTGATGAAGTATCAAACGTTGAATCTGATGGTGAAGAAGGCAATCCACTTCGTTTAGCTGAACAACGTGCGAGTACTTTTATAGATGGTCTTGTAATGGTAGCCAGTACTCCAAAACTAAAAGACGATTTGATATGTACTGAATATCAATTAAGTGACCAACGAAAATACCACGTTCCATGCCCCCATTGTGATCACGAACATGAATTACTATGGGAAAATGTACGCTTTGACTGGAAAACTATTAATGGTGGTCGTCGTGCCATTCCAAACGAAGACACGGCCACCTTACATTGCCCTAAATGCGATAACGAAATCACGGAAGCACAACGCATCAGGATGATCAAATTAGGTAAATGGGTTATCACTAATCCAGATGTGAAAGACGTAGCAGGGTTTTTTATCTCGCGTTTATATTCACCGATTACAACAATTCGTAAGTTAGTTTCAGAATTTGCTCAGGCATACTTTGAATTCAACCTCATGAGTTTCTACAACAATACCCTTGCTTTACCTTGGGATGATGAAATGAATGCTGAATTGGATTCAGTACTATTAGAGAACTTACGTGATAGCTCATTTGACATTAAGAACATACCAGATGATGTACTAGCAGTTACCCACGGAATCGATCAGCAGCTTGACCGCATTGAAGTAACAACAATCGGATTTTCAGAGAAGAAAATATATGTTCTAGACCATAGATCATTCTATTCACCAGACTGTACAAAACCCGGTGCTAAAGCCTACACAGAACTTGATAACTTCATCAACGCAACTCTTACAACCACTTCTGGACGTAAGGTAAAAGTACTTGGATCATTCATTGACTCATCCAACGGTAACGCAACAGCGACAATATACCGCTTTGCCGGTTCGCGTAAGAACGTTGTAGCTATCAAAGGTTCATCTTCTGTTACCAGTGACTTATTCAAACAGAGTCGTACTGGAGGCCATGATTTACTGATGCTCAACGTTAATGAGGGTAAAAACACAATACGCCGCCTACTTAATGGGGCAGTTTCTGAAGATCGTGAAGAAATGCCAACACAACTACATTTCACTAATGATCTTCCAGATGACTATTTTGAACAATTAACTTCAGAAGAACTAAAACGCAAGGGTGATAATCTTTATTGGGTACTTAAGAAAGGTTACAAGCGTAATGAAACACTGGACTGTTTAAATTATTCATTGATAGCTAAAGAATACTATCTGAATAAGTTAGGCACACAGCCATATAAAAAATTGCGTGAGTTTGTCGCTAAACAAAATAGTACCATAACTAAAAAAGATAAATACACGGAAGAACAACCAAAAACGACTAAAACAGCCAATGCATCCAGACGGAAAAGTAATAACTGGTTTAGCTAAGGAATAAAATGAAAGAATTAATCTATAAAGGTGAAAGATTCACATACATTGTTCCCGCCAATACTAAAATCATCATTGGAAATACAACAAACACAGTTTATGAATATGAAAATGCTACTTCAACTGATACCCAAATAGTTATTGATACTATTAACTTTCAAGAAGGCAATTTCACCTGTGTAATTAATACCAATGGTGAAATCAAAATCTCACAGGTTGAAATCATCGATCCATTGTCTTCAAGTGACGAACTCAACGATGCCTTAATTATGGTTAAGGAAATCGATCAAGTACTTGAAGACCGTGCGAAGAATGCGGTAAGTCAGATAACTATAAATAATAAGACGATTGTTAATTCATCTCTAGAAAGTCTTATGAGTTTACGTGCTATGTACGTTAAGAAGGTAAACAGACTACGTAAGAAATCAGGTGT